TTATCTGGCAGCGCGGCTACACTTGCACGGCTTAGTTTTCACTGGCACCTTCGGCGTCACATCATGCCGTGGGCGATGCCGTTTTGCATTGGCCACTGTCTCCGTTAGGCATTCTATTTTTTCAGGCACCACCATGTTGGCCAACATCATCCCCACGCTTTCCACTCTCTCATGCCACAGTGGAGCATATGCCGGTTGATCGCTGAACATTTGTTTGTCTATGTGTATAAATCCGGGCTGACAGTCTTCCATGCCATCTAGTCGCCTGTCTGCTGTGTAGGCACGGAAAGAATAGTCCCCCCACTTATCGCCGATGACTTCACCACTTGGAAATTCATTGAAGTCACTTATGGCAATCCATGTATACGTGGGGCGCGGCATAGTGATATCCCATATCCTGCCTGCCCACTGTTGCCCATCTAATAAACTCTCCACTGTCATAGTTTTAATGGGCAATAGATCGCCGTGCATGATGATGCAAGGTTGCCCCGGATGCACAATGCGATGATGTTCATAGACGTATCGAAAGATGGCTTCAATACGTGTAAGAGTCAGTAGTCCGGCAATAACTTCATTAACTGTTAATCGATCAACAGATAACAGCTTGGCGGCTTCGTCTGTTAATCTAAGAATGCCGGCACTTGTAATTGAATCGCGCCCCCATGGTCCTTCCACTACACATATAGAATCCGGTGAAAGGAAATGCCGTATTGCAGCAACCTGTAACGGCAGTAGATCAAACGAATGAGAATTTAATGTATATATAATCATTCAAACTCGATAGACAAATACCACGGATACACCACTCAGATAATCATGCGTGAAAAATCCACTGTAACCGCAAGTGTCGCCCTCAAACCGCGCTTGGTGTCCTTGAAAATGTAGCTGCCCCGTATATATCGGAGTACCATCGGCGCATGCACTGGAAGCATGAATGAGGCATTGCCACTGGTTATTTATGCAACCGTAGTCTATGAGGATGTAACTGAATCCTGCGCCTGCCCCGGCTGCTACTCCGAAATAATGCCATGAATAATGATCGCTTGCGAATGGATACAGTAGATCCGTTTCGGTGTCTGCTGTTTGCGTGAGAGTGTAAGTGCCATTCAAGCAACCTGTAGTTCCTGAGAGTCCAGCAATGGCAATTTGAACGTCGCCACAACCGTAAACGTCCGGGCATTCCGTTAAACAGCAACATCCATCGGTATAGACTAGCTTTCCACCGACATAGAGAAGTTTCCCACCTTTCGTATGCAATGACGTGGCCATTAACTGCTGCAATCCCCCAAGGCGGAAATAGTTGTAGTGGAATCTGAAGTTTTGCAAATGACAAGCTGTGGTTCTTTCGTTTGAACCAGATTAGAACCGCTAATCGATACATCCGTAACATTCGTAACGGTCTGAGTCTTAGGTGTCTCATCTATGCACACTAATTTTATTGATCCATCTAACCATTTCCATAAGTAGCCAACTGTGGCACTATAGATCGGCCCATGAAAGCGGTTATTTAACGGAGTCATATCTGTCAGTTCGTCCCCGTCACTGTCATAGATCGGAGTACCATCGGAGTTTTTCGGAGTGTATGTATATGATGGTTGCGTTCCGTCACAAAGTCCATTCGTTCCGCTTCCCACAACAAGAGCACATGGAATCATGGCGGACGCGCTGCTGTTTCGTTTGAGACTTCTACTGCCTCTCATGTCAAGCGGTTGACTTTCAAATTTCCGCACGGCATTCGCGATACGTTTAGCGGCTTTCGGAGAAAATGTTTTCTTGTCACTCATCAACTAGGTATCCCGGTAAAGAGCCCGGAAAAGTCCGTCTGTTCCTCAATATTAAAATCTAGGAAATGGGCCGACGTGGAAACAGCGCCACTACCATCAAGATATGCCGGGGCATTGACAGGATTTCCGCTTGAATCGTTTATGATTTTTAGTTGACCGGAAACTAACTGATAAAACCCCGCGTCTAAAACGTGTCTAGTATACGTATCAGGACGATGATGGAATTTAAGACTAACTTTCCACGCGGTCACGCCTTGGCCATAATATGGTTCGTAATTTCCTTCGGTAAGTTTGAGACAGTTATCGGAAAATGATCTACTAATTCCAAGGATAGTGAAAGAGCAACCCCCACTATTCGTCTTTCCCAAACAGCTTTGTATTGCGCTCCACGGTGCCGAATAAGTCTTAAAACCTATACTTATTTCCTCATCATATATTGTTTCCATGAGGCTGGGATCGAAAGGCTGCCCGGCACTATTCGTTATCTTATTGCCATCTTTGTCCTGATAGGCATCTTGGACTATCTCTTGGCTTTCGCTTCGGAATTCGATTTCCCATGGTTCCGATTCGCTTGGCGATTGCTGCCAATTGATATTACTGTCATATGTACATTTCACCTTAAAGACGTTTCCGCCTGCCGCTGTCTGCGTTTCCCATGCTGGTGAAACGTCGCGCAACGTGGCAGTTACATAGCCGCCAGATTCAATAGGAATGGATATCGTTAAACCTGTTAAGTTATCCGGTATGGAAAGGCTGGTAACGGGATCAACGGCAGTTAAACAAATAGCCGCTAGATCAGTGGCACTATCCGTTATCACCTGATAATTCAAAGTCTGTTTGATTCCGTTATAGTCTCTGACGGCTTGTGAATCGGCTAATTGTGTTACTTTTAATACTGCCATTTAGTCCCCCCTTATGCCGCTATTTCCACGGTGTCGGATTGTTCCCCAGCAAGGTAGTGATTCGTATCTTGCAGCGCTTTCAATTGCTGCGCGGCGATGCTTTGCGCGTCCTGTTGAATTTTCACTAGACGTGACATGGAATCGTTAGTGGTTATTTTATTTTGATCGGGCAGTTTGAAATCGCGGCGACGTTCCACGGCTGCCGTCTTTTTTATCGTGTCGTCTTTTTTATCTTCGGCGGCTATTTCATCCTTCATAGCTTTTTGCACAGCCTGAGCGTATGTCTCTTGACTGATTGCATTGTCATTCAATAGCTCATTAAGATGAGTCAGCGTATCTCTATATTTGTCCAGTGGAGTCTGGTTTGCCTCAAATATCTTTTTGCCCTCTTTCAAATTTTCCTGATGTTTCTCCAATTGATCTAACTGGTTATTCAGATCTTTTGCATGGGCAATTTGTTCCGGGCTTGCTCCACTACGAATGAGATCATCTATTTTCTTTTGGCCACTGTTTTTTCCGAATTCCGCCAGTTCCTGTTCCATTTCATCTAGTATGGAATGGACGTGTTTACCAGCTTCGTCTAGTGCGGACTCAATCGGTTCAACAATTTTGTTTTTATTTTTCACAAGGCTGGCTGCTGCCTTGTCGGCTTTGTCAATTACTCCAGCGTACCACGCATCTATAGAAGTCGATGGCAATGGTTTAGCTACTTCTGTTGCAAGCTGTGCCGAAAATCCTTGGGCAAATGCCTGCAATGCTTCGTTTGAATCCCGAATGAAATCTGGCACCTTTTCATCTGAATTCGTCAATTTGTTATAGATATAGACTAAGTCTTCCGCCACTTTTTCGGCACAATCCGAAATGGACGCGAATGAACTAATGGCGGCATCAGCGATAGATATACATGCTATTTTTACTTCCTCAAACGCATCCGCAAGAGCACCTACAGCGCCCACAACTACCATAATGGTCGTCTCAAATGCGTCTCTCATGGTGTCAGCCTTGGGAATGATGGAAAGGATTTCCGTGCCTATCTCTATGAGTACCTTCGCAACAGCAATCGTTAATTGGTTTTTGAAACCTTCAAAACTGGCGTTTAGTTCCTCAAATTTGCTATGCACGTCCTCAAGTTTTGCATTATCAATGTCGGACATTGAGACGCCTAATTCCTTAGCCTTATCAATTGCAGCTTGGATGCCGGTAGCGCCCTCATTAAATAACGGCGTTAGTTTTTGTCCTGATTTTCCGAATAGATCGCAAACTATTGTTGCCTGTTCCATAGGATTTTTGATTTGGGAAACCTTATCGGCGATATCCTTAAATGTTTTATCAAGACTTTGGGAAGTTAGTTTTTTCACCGACAATCCCAGCAAGTTTATGGCATCGGCGGGCTTCCCGCCGGACGTGGCAGCTTCCCCAAGTGACTTATTTAGTTTCTGAATTGACGTGGTAAATGTTTCAGTATCGACGCCTGCAATCTTTGCGGCGAACTGTAAACCTTCTAGTTCTTGAACAGGAATTCCAAGAGCACCACTCAATAGATATGCCGCGTGCGCAGCTTCTACAGACGTAGCTACCCATTCTGTTATATGTTCTGCTGCCGATTTGAAACCTTCCCCAACGAATTCCAAACCTTTAGTGATTCCTTCAATTATCAAACCACCTTCGACAAGGCTGGCGATATTAAATCCTTCCCCGGCTTCCTTGCCACTTCGTTGGAAATCTTTCAAGCTGCGCGAACCTTTGGCCAAGCCCTCAGTAAATTTGGCGCTATTGGTGCTAAGCGATACGACTAAACTGCCTACTGCTGCCATTTCAAATCACCTTAACCTTCATTCCATTCTCTGAGAATGCCATCATTAAATCCGTGGACGTTGTGGCCATTGCTGGCGTCTCTGGAAAGCGTTCAATCCATTTCGGAATGAAGTCTTTTGCCGTGGATTTTCCACCCCATGCGTTTGCTGTAGTGGCGCACAAGATGGCGTTCCTTATGTCTGCGCGGTCTTCCGGAGTGGGAAATATTTCATAGTACGCCATCCATTCCGATAACTCATCACTATCTATATTCCACAACATATCTTTGACCGTCATTCCTTTAGCTTCTGCAATTTTGAATAACTGCAATCGCCATGGATTATCAATTAAGTTTTTTTTAGAGCGTCAACGTCGGCGGTTCCAAGAGCGTTTACACGTTGGGCAACGTCTATAAGTCGATCCAATACTTGATAGTTTTTCTGCCCCAGCGCCTCAGCTTCGTCATCTTTGAAAATCCTATTGCCGTGCTCATCGCTGATAACTTTGACAAGGAATAGAGCCCGGATATTCGTTGGCTTCACGGTTAGCTGCTTCTCAAAATTATCTCTATCAAGTCCTGAAAATACTCTGATATAAACGTGCGTTCCCCATTCCGGCACCTCCACACGTTCCACCTTGATATCGCTGGCATTTAAGATATTTTCCTTTAAGCCCATTAGCTGCCTGCCGTGAATGTAACGGGTCCAGTGACAACGCAACTAACGTCGTTAGATATCTGCTTATCTACTGGAATCTCTCCCCCGAATTCATCGATAAAACCTTGGAACGCGATGGTGCTGCCGTCGCCAAGTGTAATCTTAAAATACTGGTTAATTCCTTGCTGCGCGATTAATGCCGCGACTTGTGTCTTAACATAGTTCAACGTGACAGTTACTTCCCCGGCATCCTTGAGCCCACCGATATATTCTTCCCATCCCGATGGCGACAACATATGCGTGACTTTTACTTTTTGTACTTTAGTTTTTGGAAATGATATTTTTGTGGCTTCCGCAAGGTTCGTGTACGTGCCCATTGAAGTCGTGCAGTAACCAAAAGTTGATCCGCTGCCTAATATTGTTACTGATGCTGCCATGTAGGTTCCCCCATAACTAGACTTACATATCTATTCAATGGGGGCGGCGAAATGTCCTTTAGCCAATTTCAAAAGCTAGATAGTCTTCAATGGTTTCTGACAGGTAATCGTTAATCGGCATCGTGACATATCCGCTTAACGGCACCACGTCATAGATCACCTCAAACGTCAATTGTTTGTTATAGAAAAGTGTCTGTTTATCCGCATATTCTTCGGTGTCTGATTGATTCCGGAAAAATACACCTAAGACCGATACACTTCCCCATGCTCCACGTTGCCTATCCAAACTAATAATGACAGCCTGCGCAATCGCTTGGACTTCGGCATATGTATGTGCCAATATGTTTAACATCATCTTTTGAGTCACCAAACCGCCATTACTTGTCAATGTTGGGCTCAGGAATTCCATTTCCTCACATACATAGATGATGCGCGGATAATCGACGCCTTGAACCTCAATTACGGCAGTGATATCCGTAACTAGATCAGATACGTTTGAGTCGGAATTCAGCTTCCACACAATCGCTGTTCCGGCATCACCCATTTGCTGCCTCCTCCTCAATTAGTTTCGCCATGGTGTCCGTTACGGCATCTAGTGATTGTTTTTGTGTGCTCTTAAAAGCATTCTCAAGGAAGTGCGCCGCCTTTATTTTATGCGTGCCGAATTCAATAAATGAGGCATAGAACGTGTCGCCGCTGTAATCCTTTTCATTCAATTGAACCTTGATCGTCTTATAGAATTTATTGCGTTTTCCGGCACGGATACGAATAGATTTTTTCAGCAATCCAATATGTTTATCGTATGGACTATCGGAAACAGGCGCGTTTGCCTTGGCTTCCTTTTGCACGATCTTTGCCCCGGCACGTAACGATTTATTGATAAACTTATTCTGCGTTTTGCTTTCTAGTGTCTGCAACTTGGCCAACAATTCTGTTCCGCCAGTGATATCGATTTTTACGGAGTCACCTTTCATAGAGTCACTTCCGACACGTATAGAACGTGTTTTATTTTTCTCTCTTGGACATTGTCAATGCCGGCAATGTTGAAAATGCGACCACCAAAATTGACGCGCATCGTAGTGTCGATGCCCGGCAGGTAGTGCATGACGACTTTTCTATTTGCCTTAGATGCAAAGCTCTTAGCTATGAACTGTTCGGACGGTTGGGATATCAATGTTATGTTCGCCCAAACAGTGGCAAATGTCGTCCACGTCGCTGCCTTAACACCATTGGCATCCGGTTCGCTTAACGTTCGCTGTTCAATCGTAATACGATTAAATAGATCGCCGATATCTAGTGTTACATCTACTGCCATAATTATTTATATCCTTTTGGACGCAAGCTGTTTAAGAGACGATCATAGAGTGGTGATTGCGTTAGTTTGCTGTCTACTGTAATGGATCGCTTAGTGAAAATTTCGGCTGCCATCAAACGAATTAAAGTCTTAGCAGTCTCAGGAACATTGGTTTCGTCGTCGGAATATCCGGCAGTAAATGTGATTTGAATGGCATCTTCCCGATTCGTTTGTATCTGTGGAATAGTCAATAACAATACGAATGCGGTTTGTTCATTGTCCGTTACATAGACGCGGTAATCCGTGCCACTTGTCAACGTCTGTAGCGTTCCATTGGCATCATAAAATTGCACCAGAGAAACAGCTTGGACAGGTGAACGTGGCAAGTCGATCCTGCCTTGCAAATGCTGATAGGTTTGATTTGTTAAACCGTATCCTTGAGACGTATATCCCGTGTAAGGATCATAGCCTCCACCATATCGATAGGATTGCATATCGTATAATGCCTGCCATGTAGACCACGGAGAGGCACTTTCCACGTCATACCTGAGAGTAGCGGTACACAATTGCCGCGTCGTCTCCTGTTCCACTAATTGCCTGCCCATGACACTTAATGAAGTGATATATGAATCTTGATCGGTGCCGTCAACTTTCAAATGGTCTTTCATTTCGTCCAAGGAAATCGGCTCATTTGCTGGTGGCGTGATAACTGCTAATCCCATATGTATCCTCAAATAAAAAAGGCGGCGACATTCGCCGCCGCCCTGTACCCCATTCGGTCAAAACTTGTTAGGCATGTAGAGTCAGATAGCTGATTGCAGCGCTATTGATAACGCGACCATCTGAACGCTGACTCGCCAAAAATCCGGTCTGGAAATATTCGATAAATCTTTCCGTGGTTCGGACAATCGTTAGATCGTTCACGTCACGGATGAAATACTTGGAGAAGTCGCCAAACAAAACTGCCTTTGCGGCTGCGGCATACGCCATGCCCTGATTAATGTAAATTGGGAAACCATTAAAGGTACTTGGTACGCCGAGCGTCAAACTTGGCTGGAATTGATAGCGGTTGTTACTGTCTTTAATCTTGCGAAGTGCCTGAAGCGCGTTATCCTTCATCATGTAACCGGCATTTGGGCTGTTTCGATAAACTGGATCAACACTTGTAGCAAGATCAATAAGTAGATCAGCATCGGCTGTAGTCTCCAAAGTAGTTGTCTCGCTGGTCAAACCAGAGTCTGAAGCGCCGGTAACGATACCCATAGGCTGTCCACTGCCACTACCCGTGGTGAAGTCTGCATTCTGTTGACGACCGATACGAGTGGCCAGCATATCTGCCAAGTCGCCTTGGAGGTCAACTACTGAGTCGGTCAACAGATTGTTGGGGACCAAAACAAGTTTGGAACTGTAGATATATGCGTTAATGTTGACGGCTGCAAACGATGGATCGGCATTCATGGCAGTAGCAACATTTTCGGCCAACAGTTCGCCCACGTTGCCCGTGTCATCTTGGACCGGCCATGGAATAACTCTACCGTCTGCGGTTCGCAATTTACGGCATGGTGCCTGCCGGACGCCTACATATGAGATCAGTTTCTTTTCCAATTCATCCGTGAAAGACGTTGGCGCAAGGTAACCACCAGTAGAGCCCGTGCCTTCCGCCAAAGCGCGCTTACTTTCAAGCTGAGCACGATTTTCCGACTTCATTCCATCGATGCCGTGGATAAGGAAGTCACTGAACGCATCTTGATATTTATCAGTGTTAATAGCACGAATGACTTCATTCTCTTGAGTCACGGCACGGCGGATATCTTTGTCTTTTTCCCGAATTTCCCCGATTTCCTGTTCGGCCTGATATTGCTTTTCGCTGCGGATAACAGTTTGATTGATAGTTTCGGCCTTGTTGTGCAAATCGTCGAATGCCTGATTCTCTGTTTCTGTCAGAGAACGCTTTTCGAGATCGGCTTTATCCAAGATTTTCTTGGCGTCCGCCAAAAGCTGGCCACGTTGTTCGCGTAATTCCGTTACATTGTATGACATCAAGTTTCCCCCATATGTCTGGTTAGCTGGCTTTAGTTGATTGCTGCGGTTCCACAAAAGAACCGCGACAATCAACTACATTCTGCCTGCCGTTGTTTCTTTTTCAGTATTTCCATATCTATTTCCTTTTTATTTTCTGACTTCTCAAAAACATCCAAGGACCGTAGTGCAACCGTGGTGTCCGGATACGCCGGACTTCCAACGAATGAAACCTCACTAATGGTTATGTCTGTTAATGTTCTTAGTGCCTGCCCATCCTGCCGGGACCATGATTCCCCACCGTCATTGACACGAAATGCAAATGACAGCCCGGCAATGTCTCCACGGTCTACGGATTCGATTAAATCATTGCCTGCCGTGGTGCGCGGAGTATCTAAACTCACATTCATAGAACTGTCAGTTTGTTCTAATTTGAGCGTGCCCTTACTGAGTCGCCCCAATACCGGATAAGACTGGTGATTGAGTAGCGCCCGGACTTCTGAAAAGTGCATTGCATTAGGTTTAATCACTTCTCTGAATCGTTTTCCGCCCTCACTCAACAATTCCGATGGACTATTGAAAGGAATTGCCCCCACAATCTTCCTAGATTCGTTTTTCAAACCTTCAATTGATCTAATTTCCATTTTCTCCCCCCACTTTGGCACCTTCCATGTCTGTGGCATCCTCTATAGAGTCTGCCAATGGCCCTACGGGCCCATTTCCCGCGTTGCTGACTTCAATTAGTGTTGATAGCCTGAAATACTTCTGTCCAAGCCCATTTGGCAGTGGATTTAGTCCTTTAGCGGCTCTAATTTCGTCCGCATTCCGGATGCCATTCTGAAAATCGACCTGATTAACTGTTGCAGTAGTTGCGGCATCGACGCGCGCAAGGTTCTGATAGTCAAACTGATAAACACTTAGCCCTTGGCGGCTGGCAGGAATCAACTTCCGGTTAAATTGTTGTTGTAAACGTGTTACATGTGGCTTAATCGTGCGGGCAATTAACTCCATTTGATTCTGTTCGAAATTACTATAGACATCCCCACAATGCTGCGCCAACCGTCGGCATGCGAACGCAATTCATGTGTAATCGCGTCCGGGCGCATCACGTCGGCATAGCAAATTATCTCAAATTGCGCATGGTCGTGCTCTCGAAACATTGGCCGCAGCGCCAGCCCCACAATATGCCCGCGGAAATCCGGCGACACATACCCAATCCGCAACCGCCGCTCTGGTTGCGGCGCGACAGGTTTCTTATGCGGTTCACTGGCTTCAGACAATCCGCGTGCATTGGTCTCGTTCCATCGGCGGTGCTCTTGAAACAACGCCTTCGCGTCATAATCCGAATGGTAGTGCATCGCATACAGAAGATTGCTGTGGACAACCGCGTAACCCGGCTTCAGCGCGATGGCCTTGCGATATACCGCGATCCCCTCGTCCAGTAGCCCCATGTCCTTCAATGCATTACCGAGGTTATTGTACGCTTCAATGTAATTCTCTTTTAATGCAATTGCCTGCCGGTAGGAAGCGATCGCTTCATCCATTTGCCCACGCGATTTGAGCACATTACCCAAGTCGCTGTAATAATGCGGTACCGACTTGAACGCAATTGCTCGTCCAATCAACTCCAGCGCCATATCAGGCCTGCCGCTCTGGTAAGCCAGGTATCCCAGCAAGTGCAGCGTATCGGCCTGGTCTGGCCACTGCTGCAATATCTGCCGATAAAGCATTTCCGCCTCCGGCAATTTGCCGGCCCGATGCTGTACGATTGCCGCTTTCATTAGTTGTTGAAGTTCATTGTTCGCCATGGCGGGAATCTTAACAAAAGACTGAGCACAGTACCCGTCGCCAGCACGCCTGGTTATCAGTTAAAGACCGACGCAAAAACGGTTCTCAACAACGGGACGTTGGTCGGTGATCAGAAATTTGGGCTTGTCATACTTGGGCGGTGCGGTGCAGCAGCGCCGCCTCAATCATTACCGCCATTGGTACAACATCCATCGGCCGCACAGCGCCCTGGGTGTTTTGACGCCCGATGAAGCCTGGCGGCAAAAGCCTGCGCCCACAGCGGTTCCCATCCGCGCCCGCGACGGGGCGCAATATCACTTCCACGTCGCCCGGCGAAACTGCCGCGGCGACCCAAGATTGCCGGTGTTCCAAATCACGGTTCGCAAGGCGGCCTGAGCAGCCAGCACCCAAAATACTCAAATATCGTCCGCGACGGCGGTGCGCGCCGAACGCCGATTTTTGTCCTTTATTCTCATTGAGTCTATTTGTCTTCATTCATCAATAACTTTGAAAAATATCAAATAAATCGTTATCATATTGCTCAAATATCGCCCCACAGCGCGCTTGGCCACTACACTCACCACTATAACAGCCACTAGAAGTCATACCTCGGTTGTTGGGTTCCAGCCTGCGGCGATCCGGTCAGCCAATATCTTATAATTCCATATCTGACGTATTGGGAGATGCTTGTGTTCCGCACCTAGGGCACCAATTGGCCACTCCTTTTTCCCGTCCCACAACCACCAAGTCTTAACCTGCCCAGTCTTCGGATCCCTCAGGCCTGCTCGGAATAACGGAAATTCTCTGCATCTCAATGGAATAGGCTCGTGGCCCACAGTTTGTACGACCGACTTCTCATGTAGATCATCTTCAAACACAAACGTCCAATATAATTCCCGTTCTCGCGCCTTGGCAGAAAACTCAATCAAGGGTTTCGGATAGATGCCTGGAAGCACGCGTAGCAGACATCCACATAAATAATTCCGATGTGTCAGTTGCGCATATGCGTATCCGTTCGCTAGAGCGATCTGGATTACATCGCCGAGTTTCGCTCGTTTCCTTTTCACACTATACACTCCATACAGAATCTAAAGATGCAGATTGCATCGAACCGATGTTTACATTCCGATGCCTATCAGAAACCCGGATAGCCTACTTTCCTCAGCCATGCCGTACCAAGTTCTAGCCTTTCTGCCAGTTGGTCTCCGGAATTGCTCAGAAATCTCGTACCTCGCGAGGTGTTCAGCAACGTGCCTTCACCCGAAACCCGCCCATGGTATTGTATAAGCGTCGCTTCCACGGCTTCTGCCACTTCAGGCGAGACATCTGCCAAACCTGGTATGACCTCCGCAGGTGCCCCAGTCCTTAGCGTGGCGGCCCGAAGGCGCTGGGCAAGTGTTTTGGTGATCCCTCTGTTTGCAATTCCAACGTACCTGACCTCGCCGTCGGCCTCCGCCTGGTATACGCAAGCATTATGCACCCAAATCGGCTCGGCTTGCGAGCCTTCGGCACGCACAAAATACGTATGTGCATCCTGCACGCGGAAGTTGTAAACGGGAATGCCTTGCGGATGCCGTTCGGTGCGGACAGCGGTAATCGTGGAAATCGCGCCGTTGGGTTCGGCAATCGTGTTGCCGGCCTGGAGTTTGCCGGCTTCCACCCAACCTTGTTGCAGCGCGTACACCGGATGCTCGGCCGTGGTCTGAATCGTCTGCACGATGCCGGTCGAGGACCGCAGGGTGATGATGTGCAGGCGATACGCGGTGCGTTGGAAGACTTCCTCCACCTGCCGCAGCACCTGTTCGCCGTCGGCATCATGTTCATCGCGGGCCAGCACATAATCGCCGGGCCGCAGTGTTTCGATGGGCTTGGTGATGTAGCGGATGATGCGGGGCAGCGTGGCAAACGAACCAGGTGTCATGTACGCCGGATTCGGTGGCAGTCCTTAACCGTTCTTTTACATGGTGCGGTGGCATCAGATCTGATTCATCCGTTGAAACATTTCTGCGGCGCGACCGTCAAGCCATTCTCGCAACCACTGAGAAAGCGACCGCTGCTCTGGAATCAGCCCTGTTCCGATATGGGGATAACCCTTTAGATAGTTGCTCGTCCATGCCTCTGGCATGTTCGGCTCAAATCGATAGACCTCTGGGTCGGCATCCTGCAAGCCTTCCGTTAGGGCTAATACCGACAGAATTCCTGAGCCCCATGAGTTAAATGGTAATGCCACCCTGCTCCATTTCTTGCCGCCCCGGGCGTCCGCAGCACAAAACCGCTGATACATCTCAGTGATAAACCGTCCCTGCGGCACATCGTCAGTCGCTACAAGTGGAAGTATCCCATACCCTGGGCCAAACCCGCCGTTACCCACCTCGACGAATAGGTGACGCACGATAGCAGGCAACATAAAGCCCAATTGTGCCTCTGCCCGTCCTATGTCCTCCTCTGACAGAGATCGAAACGGACGAGATTCAGACGGCGCAAGTGTGGTGGCATGTCCCGGCGTCGTTGCCCTTCCACGCACAAGGCCGATTAACTCCCTCAACTCACCATTTGTAATATTCATTAAGCACCTACGTAAATGTAGCCTTGCTGCTGCGCGGACCATATGCGCAGTTGGTTAGCGTTGTCCAAGAAGTGGTACTCGATTTCTGCGCCGGTTTCCATAGCGCGGTTAATCATCGTCTGCTGGCAAGTCGCGCAGGGCTCAAACTGCCCGTGCAGGCTAAGTACATCACCCTCTTGGATGTCCATGACTCGAATTGCGCGGTTCTCAGTATCGCCAATACGCCATCCAATACCTTGCTGCCTACCTAGTTCGATCTCCTCGGGTGTGAGTTCACCACTAACGAATTGCCGTTCGTCGATCAGCGTCCCATTGCGCATGAGCCTTGCAACAAGATTGTGGTTATCTTCCGATAGTGAAGTACCTGCCGGAACTTCGCCAGCGCCGTACGCCCCGCCCGCATTATGCACCCAAACCGGCTCCGCCGTCGAGCCTTCGGCACGCACAAAATACGTATGTGCATCCTGCACGCGGAAGTTGTAAACGGCAATGCCTTGCGGATGCCGTTCGGTGCGAACAGCGGTAATCGTGGAAATCGCGCCGTTGGGTTCGGCAATCGTGTCGCCGGCCTGGAGTTTGCCGGCTTCCACCCAGCCTTGTTGCAGCGCGTACACCGGATGCTCGGCCGTGGTCTGAATCGTCTGCTCGATGCCGGTCGAGGACCGCAGGGTGATGATTTGCAGGCGATACGCGGTGCGTTGGAAGACTTCCTCCACCTGCCGCCGAGGCTAACTGTCGGTCATTACGGCCCACGCAATAATAAATATGCCTGATTCGCAGCTTCCGCGATGTCACTGTCATCCGAACGTTGGGCTTGTTCTGCCAATGGCAAAGCAAACTCGTACCGACGCAGGTCCTCCGACGAGCATTCACCAATGTAAACGAGGAATTGGTACGCGCAATCGACTAAGTCCAATCCCATTAGCATCTTGATGGAGAAATATTCGAAAACCTCCACCCACCTTTCCAATCTCGCGAGGTCACGCTCGGTAATAAGCTTATTCCTTCGCAAGGCGCTTTGAGGGCGCAGGGCAAGGATGCGTGAATGCTCGCATATCCACCATAAAGCGGCACATAGCTTTCTGTCCACCGTGCTCACACCTGCAATATCCGGGTGCAAGATCATCACGCATTGAATCAGTTCTGCAAAATCACCGTCGTCGAGTCCCTGATAAGGCCGCAGGCGGCGCGTGAAATTTTGCTCCTCGCCTTCCACCATTAACCCCGCATGGATCAGCAGACGATGTTCGGCTTCTTCCTTGGTCAAATTGCACCTCCACTATCTACCCGGGAGCATTCGCACAATTGCCCGTGGGTCGATTCCTCTTGTGATTAGAATCTCGTCCGCCGTAATGATATTTTGCACATCTTGAGGAGTTCCGCCTCTCCTTGCGGCTTGTAAAAGTTGTTCTTGCGGGACAATCCCGCTCCCAGTTTGTTGCGCGATTTCCAGATCGATTTCGGCAACTCCATACGAGGTCTCAAATCTGGCCGTGCCCCCCTCCGTCATTGAAACAGAAATATATCTTGTATCCCTACCCTGAATGTGGTCAAGGATTGTACCACTGGTACCCTTCGGCATTATTCGTTGGCCCGAATTATATGCCTCAAGATCTGTTTCGTTCAGAGCACGGTACGCATTATGCACCCAAATCGGTTCCGCCGTCGAGCCTTCGGCACGGACAAAATACGTATGTGCATCCTGCACTCGGAAGTTGTAAACGGGAATGCCTTGCGGATGCCGTTCGGTGCGAACCGCGGTAATCGTGGAAATCGCGCCGTTGGGTTCGGCAATCGTGTCGCCGGCCTGGAGTTTGCCGGCTTCCACCCAGCCTTGTTGCAGCGCGTACACCGGATGCTCGGCCGTGGTCTGAATCGTCTGCTCGATGCCGGTCGAGGAACGCAGGGTGATGATTTGCAGGCGATACGCGGTGCGTTGGAAAACTTCCTCAACCTGCCGCAGCACCAGTTCGCCGTCGGCATCGTGTTCATCACGGGCCAGCACAAAATCTCCGGGGCGAAGGGTTTCGATGGGCTTGGTGATGTAGCGGACGATCTTAAGTGCCGTAGTCACGCCGCCGCGCCGGTGGAGTTTGGCCCATTTCCTGGCAGAGATGCGTCGAATGTTCCCATCTTCATCTTCGTATTCGATCTCGACGACGACTTCTGTGCCGGCGACAAAGCAGGTGGGGCTGGTGAACCAGAAGACGCCGCCGTAGAGGCCGCCTAAGGCTCCGCCTTGCAACGCGCCGCCAAGGGCTCCCTGTAGCGCGCCTTGTAAACCGTTTTGGTAATAACCCGTAACTCCTCCCTGAACCGCGCCGAAGGTGGCTCCGATGCCCGCTCCAATTCCAACCGACCTAGTAAAGCTGGCCTGTGCTGCATTTTCCGTGAGAAGTTCAACCCCGTTGGCCAGCAATTCGCGCCCGGCGGCCCGAACGCCCTGTTCTCCCAATGTGATCCCGACATCGCTGGTGCCCAATGTAACTGCATCGACCAATAGGAACCCACCGTAGACTGCGGTATAACACCAATCGCGGTAGTAGATGGATTTGCCAAAGTTAATCGCATTACCGATTACTGGAATATAGCTATACCAACCGCCATATCGATCCGGCTCCTCTGTGGAGAAGATGTTACGGCCAGCCAACGCTGCATCATAATTCGGCGTCACGGCGCGGCCGGAAACCGGATCGACCAGACCGCTTGGCCCGTAGATAAGTTTGGTAAATGCATCTTCCCGCTGTGTTCCAAAACCATAGGAGATCAATGCCGCCGTGCCACTTGATGGTACGGTCCAGTTCCCATTGAGGATTGTCTGTGCGCCTTGGGGGGTGTAGGTAAACCGTTGCAGCACCTGCCAGTTCGGGGCCGATTGCCCGGCCAGTTGTGTGTAGCCTATTACCGAGGTGACGTTTCCCCGGGCATCGGTGGTGAGCCATAACCGCTTGGACAGGGCGGTACCGCCAGTGTCCGCCGGCAGATCGACCAAGGCAAGGGTACCCGGCGTGGCGGCGTTCCACACGTATTGCGCCACAGCCACGTGGGTTCCCGCATCGGTCAGGCCACCGCGCTCCTCAATGACGTTTCCGGCCGAATCGTAGTAGAAATAGCGCACGTCAAGGGTCGCACCGTCAACTTGGGATACCCGACGGCCTAACGCATCGTAGGTGTAAACGATATTAGAACTGCTTCCGCCGGTGGCTGTGACATTCACCGCCACCGCCCGGTTAAACGCATCATAGGTGATGGCGTCCACCTGACCGTTTGGTAAATCCGTGACCTGCGTCTGATCCAGATTGGTGTAGTTGGAGGAGGAGACTGGTGTATTGCTGTTGTTGCCCACCGCGTCATAGCTGAAGGGCAGATTAATGCCAGGGCTGGTAATCGTGTTGGGTCGCGCAGCCCCGGTGGATTCCGACAGCGTGCCCTGTTGCCAATCGTTCAGACGGTTCAAGCCGTCGTATGCGGCATTGGCCGATGTGCCGTTGGTCTGGAACAACTGACTGTAAGCCGCACCCGCCGCCGTGCCGTCGGATGCCGTCAACACCACGCGTTGATAGAGTTCATTGGAATCCGCGTCGTAACCGTAAACAAATTGATCCACATTGCCGGAAGTGGCGCTGGAACCGGATGCCGCCGTGATGCGCCAATCCTGATCGATTACGCGCCCAAACTGGTCCAAACCAGTGTATTGGGTACCACTGTTGCCAACCGTGCCGGTGACCGCGTCGTTTAAGCTTAGGGTGATCCCGGTCGCTACACTATCGACTGTAACCACCGGTGTATCGAGCCCCAGATAACTATAGCTTTGCAACGTTCCCGAACCGTCCGAAATCGACGTGGGCCTTCCCACAATTGCATCGAGACCGGAATAGTTGTACGTGACCACACGAGGGCCTGAAGTACCGTCGGAGGAACTTGGATACGTGATGCTTTGCAGCGTGGAACCTAAACTCAAAGGGTTGTACGCATAGCTGACGGTTGGGGATGACGAAGTTACTTCCCCAAAGTTTTCCTGCGTATCTGTTAACAATTGGCCGAGGCTGTTGTACGTTCGCTTCACATCGTTCACCGTGCGGCTGCCGTTCTTGCTGGTGGCCTCGATAATGTTGCCGAAAATATCGTATTGGTAATCCAGTTCGGTCACGCTGAAATCCACCGCGCTCCCGCTGGCATCCACGGTTTCCTTGGTCAGACGCCCCAGAACATCATATGTGTAATGGTGCTTCACGCCATTGCGATCAATCTCCGCGATCTTTTGGCCCACCGCGTTGTAGGCGTAGGCCTCCGTGGTGGCACCGGTTCCACCGCTGGTGCCGTTGCCGTCCGGATATCGGATGGTCGAGGGATAGTTATTGCTGGACAGCAGGTTGCCAAGATCCCCGCCGAGCACAAGACCGTATGTGTAGGTAGTCGTTTGGTTATCTCCGCTGCCGGTCGTGCCGCTGGAGATCGGAGCCACGTTGGTCACATCATTCATGTTGCCATTGCTGTCATATCCGTAATTGGTCGTTTGGTTGGTGTAAAGGGTCGGCGTGGCGGAGGTGGTGCCATCCCAATTCTGAATCTTCTGGATCGTCCGATTCAAGCCGTCATATTGGTATTTTGTGGTCAGGCCGCGCGGGTCAGTCGTAGTGGAGACCAGACCATCGTTGGTGTAGGTGGTGGTGGTGATCAAATAGGGATCGTTGCCATCGAAAGTTCCATAGCCTGGAGCGGATGAATTCCGCGCCGCCATGGCGTTGCCGTTGTCGGTGCCATAATTCACCGTGGTCGTCGGCTCGTCGGGATTGTTGGCATCCCCGTAATAATTCGCTACGTAGCTGACCACCGCATCGCCGGTATTCAATGCGCCCGTTGCTGTTGCATTGTTATCACGATCCTTATTAGTTGTGAAGATGATATTGTCGTTGGAATCGTACTGGTAGTCCACTTCGTTGATCACCTGATCGCCGGCCAACAGCGACAGGCCGTCGGTCATCGGGGCCGGAGCGCCGCCATAGCCATCGGTCGTGTACGTGGCCAATACATTGCCAAAGCCATCATATTTAGTCCGCGTGGTCAAACCACTGGCGGTTTGCATATAAACGACCTGGCCAAATTGATCGTACGACATGTTGGTGGACATGGCGCTACCGACCGTCCCATTACTGGGATCGACGTTGTACGTTTTCGTCTGGATCACCTGGCCCAATGAATTGTAAACCGTGGCGCTCCATGCGCGCAGGCCCTCCGAATCCGTATCGGTGGTCCAACTGACAAAGGCCGCCAGCGGCACCTGGTCACCGTCGTAGGTGTAATTGCCCACAACCTGCCCCAGCCAGTTGTATTGCGTGTAGCTGATGGGGCGGTTTGTCGTCGTGTCCTCATCGGTGGCGTTCGGATTGCCGCTGCCGTCCAGCAATGTGCCCGCCTTCGTGGCGATCACCCTTCCAGCCCAGTCGTACAGCATCTCGGTCACGCGATCATCGGCAGCCGTGCTATCCGGACTTTGCTTCGTTTGGATTAATTGACCGGCGTTGTTGTACGTGTCATGCGTGGCCACGCCGTTGACGGTCTCGGTATCGATTTGCCCGAACGGCGTGTATGCGTAGGCCGTCGTCGAGCCATCAGCCCCGGTCATTTTCTCCGGCCCGTTCCAATCTTCATCACTGCTGCCATAGTTGTACGTTGTGGTGGCGTTGTATGTTCCGGCCGGGCCATGGGTGGTCGTGGTCGAAAGAATTCTGCCGAAGCGATCGGTCGTGGCCAATGATTGCGCAATTATCTTGCCGCTGGACACCGTCATATCCGTGCTGACGGATTGGATCGTATAGCCGAAGGCGTTGAGCGTCACAGTGCCCGTGGAAGCCTGGCGGAGGCTCAAACCGTGATCATACGTGGTGGTGAGGATGGTTTCCGTGCCGTCGGAGTTGCCGTTAGCACTGACGTTCACCCTGCCGTCCGGCGTGCCGGACATCATCAGACGCGTCTCCATGATTTCCATGAGTGCTTTTGAATAGAAGATGCGCCGGCGGTGCGCGCCGATCGGCGGTTTTTGTCCTTTTTTCTCATTGAGTCTATTTGTCTTCATTCATCAATAACATTGAAAAATATCCGAAAATCCATTATTTTGATTAAATATTGGCCGACAGCGTGTTGGGCCACTACAATTCGTCCAACGTGCAGCTGCATATATTCACAACATGTACTCTAAGAACTGGCGAAACGATTCCCACGTCTTGTGCCTACCAGGCGTATCCATATCAAGAAGGATTACCCTGGAACTTCCGTTCGAGACGTTTTCGAGTACGAAATACCCACCTGCCGAGTAGCGGGCGAGAACGACGCTTTGACTTAAAACTCGCGAGAAGTCAGCAAAGGGCTTCGCACTCCTAGCATTGAGCGTCGACCTTACTGCGTCATAGTCGTAGCCAAGATGTTTTGTTGCACCGATCGGGTCAAAACCGAAAATTGATCCGCCAAACCAGTTCGCAAAGCCAAATTTTGCGAGAAACGCTTTATAGGCCTCCGGAAATACGACACCAATTGTGCATTCCATTGCGGAGATGTCGTTATCCGTAGCGGGCACGCCTGATGCAAAATTTTCCAAGGCTGTCATTCTTTTAAAAATATTTTCCAAGTCCATCGCGCACCTCAGTTCATTCCATATGGATTTTGGCCTTCTGGGTATAAATGATACTTAGCATAATCTGTCTGATGCTCCTCGGCGGTAAGTACATCAAGGTTAGAGAAGTCATTCGTCCCGCCCCGGAAAAGAGGAACTTTATGGTGGATGATCCAATCCGCAGGCAACTCACCTTTATTCCGCATAATCTCAAGTTGCTCGGAGGTGAAAAACTCGGCCGCCTCAGGCGCATTCGAGTATTGGCGAATGAACCTTCCACGAATTCCATTGTTGAATTTCGCACGGAGAACGTCAACCTCCTCGGACGTGCGTGTTCTCAATTCCTCAATTTTCGATTTATGCTGCTGGTAGAAGGGATCGTCTCCTTCTTCCCAATAATCCATCTCGTCTATTAGATTCTGTCGAGCCATTTGCGAGTTGGACGGCGCATACATCCCGAAGCCGAGTCCCGCCCAACCGGAGGATGAGTTCGGCGAACCTTCCGCAACCAGACCTGACCAACTCTCACCAGTAATGCCCGCTAGAAGCGGCTGCGGGCCACCGCCCCTGCCAATACCAGAAGTCCAAGCACCATCCGCCAATCCCGCAGCACCTAGAACAAATCCTCCAAATTGGAATAGACCGCCCGTGAACCCCGCTCCACGGTCGTAATCGCTTAGGCCTAACGGCGCACCGGTCTGCCAGTTCTGATTGGTCCAATTCTCAGAGATCGCCGATATGCCCGATGCCTTCGCCAGTGCTCCGCCAGCGCCGCCGTATTGGTTGTAACCCTGATAGCCCTGCCAGCCCAGATAACCGACGCCCGCCACGATGGCAAACGGCGCCAGCACCGGGAACGCCATGATCGCCGCCGCGCCGGACGCCACGGTTCCCACCGTCTGTGCCACGCCAGCGATGTAATATTGCGCTCCCGACAGCGTGACCTGCCCCGGATCGTATGGCATTTCAGCGTCGGCGTCTGAAGCTTCATTGGGCGTAAGTGTCCGCCCGTGCTGCGGGTCGGTCCATTGCGTGCCGCCCATCTGTTCGTACAGGCCGATGGGTTGATAGTCAGCCGCCGCCACGTCTGTCGTCAGCGTGTGGAAACGCAAGCCGTGATACAGGAAGTTCCAGCCGTACATGGTGGACGTCGCCGGCTCAGAGGTGCCGTCGCTTAGGGTCACATGATTGGGCGTCCAGTTTTGCTGCACCGCGATGGGTTGGCCGTCTGCCGTGTACAGATAGCGCTCCATCACTTGCCAACTGCCCGCCGTGTAGCCCACAATAGACGTGATGCTGCCGGCGGCGTCACTCAAAGCGTACAAGCGAGTCGGCCCGCTGGTCACCTGCGGCTGATCGCGCAACAGCAATTGCCCCGGCCCCGACCAGACATATTGCGCGGCAACCGTCCCGTCGGCAGCGCGCTCCTCGATTACGTTGCTGCCGTCATAATAACTTTGCCGGGTGCTGCCGCTGGCCGTCTGCGTAATCCTGCGGCCCAAAGCGTCATAAGTTTCAGTGGTGTTGTCCGTGGCCAGAATATCCCCCACAGCCGTGACCACCACACGGCCCCAAGCGTCATATTTGATCGCCGCCGTGATCGCGTAGCCCGCATACTGCTTAAGAAGGACGGTCGTTGCATAGCCTGCCGTCGAATACTGATTTTGGTCCGATTCATCCGTCGCGTTGTAGCTATCGCCATAGGGACCGGTGTAGCGGTTGCCGTCGGAATCCAGCGTCCAGCTCGTGGTGGATGGCAGCGGATTGCCGCTGGGATTCAGGCTGGGATAAGTGCTTCCGGCCACGTCGAATATGGTCTGCCGGTTCAGCGGGTCATCGCCGTAGGTTTCGTTATCGGCGGAGTAATTGCCATCGTCGCGCGTTAACACGCTGCCATCGGCGTTGTAGGTGTAGCTGAATTGGTCGAGGCTGGGCGTGACGCCGGTTTGCGTCCAGGTGACGCTTTGCACTTCGCCGAATGAATTCAATGCCGTGGCCTCGGTGATGCCGGGCTGCGCCAGATTGCGGTCCACCACATCATTTAATCCTAGATATGTATAGCTTTCCAAGGTCAAGGTTGGCGCGGTGGTGCTGCCGTCCGAGATGGAACTGATCCGGCTGATCAAATTATCCACGCCGCTGTTGTAGTTGTACCAAACCACCCGGCCATTCGGATACACAAGTCGTTGCAATCGACTGAAATTGCCGCTCTGGTCATAAATGTATTGCACCTTATAACTGCCGGTATTCACCGCGCCGTTGTGTTCCTGATATTGCGTGAGCAACTGGCCCAGGCCGTTGTAGACATTCATCACCTGGTTGACCACCGTGCTGCCGTTCATGCTGCTGGCCAATACAACCTGCCCCAATGTGTTGTAAGTGTAGGTAAGGGCCGTGACGCTAACATCCACATTCGTGCCGAAAGTCGTCACGGTGTCGGACACCTTTTCTCCCAGGGCGTTGTATGCATAGGTATGCACGGTGCCGTCACGCTGCTTGCAAGTCAGCACGTCGCCGGCGGAATCGTACGTATATACCTCCGTATCGGGGTTGTTGGTGGTGCTGTCGGAATAAGTCGTTGTGTTCAGATATTGAGTGCCGGGAGTCCCAGTGCCTCCATAACTGTTGGACGTTTCCTCCGGCACGCCGTTGGGATACGTGGGGTTGGCGGTCGGAGCAACATTATATTTGATGGTATCAAGCAATTGCCGCGAGGAATTGTAATCGTAATGAGTATGCACATTCTGATTGGTCGTGGGCGTTGTGGAACCAGCTTGCCAGTTGTCGTATTCGTCGGTCGTCTGCCCCATAGAGTCGTATGCATAATGCGTTGCCGTTCCCAATGCATCCTTGGTTGTATCCACCAAATCGGTGTTGGGCACGTAGCTTTCGCTGCTGACCAGTGCGTCGCCGGTGTCGTCGTTTTGGCCGGTGCCAAAGTTCACTGTATCGATGACGCCATTAAAATTATCGTAATCGGTGCCAACGTAGCTGATCACCGCATCGGAATCGGTTAGCGCACCCGTAGCCGTGCCGGCGTTGCTGCTGCGATCCTTGTTCGTCGTGAAGATCACGTTGTCGTTGGAGTCGTATTGGGTGTCCACTTCGTTGAGTACATGGTCGCTGGCCAACTTCGTCAGATTGGAGGAATCGTCCGCATTTGCCGTGGGCGCTCCGCCGTTGCCATCCGTGCTGTAGGTGGCCAGCACGTTGCCAAAGCCGTCGTATTTGGTTCTTGTCACCAATCCGCCGGGGGCTTTGCTGTAGATCACCTGCCCGAATTGATCGTACACCACGGTGGTTTGCAGGTTGCCTGTCACGATCGGATTGCCGCTGCCATCGACGGTTTCAACGCCGGAGTTGTCGAGAGCCAATGCGGCGGTCAGCGTCAACGTGGCTTGCCCAAGGGCGTCATATTGCGTTTGCGTCTTGGCGCGCAGCGCATTGGCATCGGTGGAACTGCTCCAATTGGCAAAGTCGCTCAAGGCGACCTTATCGCCATCATACGTATACGTGGCGATGGCCTGGCCCAGCCAGTTGTATTGCGTGTAGCTGATGGGGCGGTTGGTCGCCGTGTCCTCGGCCGTGGGATTGGGCGTGTTGCCATTTAACTTTACCCCCGCCTTGGTGGCGATCACCCGTCCCGCCCAGTCGTACAGATACTCCGTCACGCGGTCCGGCATCGGATTGCCCGAGGCATCATTGCCGGGGCTTTGCAATGTTTGTATCAACTGACCGGCGTTGTTGTACGTGTAATGCGTGGCCACGCCGTTGACGGTCTTGGTATCGATTTGCCCGAACGGCGTGTAGCTGTACGTGGTTACCGATCCATCGGCCCCATCGTATTCGGTGGGGCCGAACCAGGTGTAGGGCTGGTAGGTGCTGGTGGTCGAATACGCGGTGTTGCTGGCGGGATTGCCGCCATATGCCGGCGTGCTCCACCCGATGGGCTGCACCACTTTCAAGGGCCGGCCAAACGAATCCAAAGACAGCGTGCCGGTGGAATCCAACAACGTCGTCGTGGTGGCCGGCGTGGTGGTCATATCCGTGCTGACGGATTGGATCGTATACCCGAAGGCGTTCAGCGTCACGGTGCCGGTGGAGGCCTGGCGGAGGCTCAAACCGTGATCATACGTGGTGGTGAGGATGGTTTCCGTGCCGTCGGCATTGCCGTAAACGCCTACGTCCACCCTGCCGTCCGGCGTGATGACGCTGGCCGTGCCGGCGCTGCCCAGGGTCGTGATTGAAACGTTCCGCGAATTGTCCCATGTGGCGCCAGTAAGGGCGAAGGATTCCCGTTCGTCGGTCGTCGTCAGCCCGCTGTATTGATCGAACAGCGTATCGACAATTGTGCCGTTGAGCTTTTCGACCGTCTCGGTTGGTCGCGCGACCAGGGGCTGCGGATCGATCACGGCCCCGCCGCCGACCAACGCCCGGCTGTACCCATACGTTTCCACCTCCGTGCCGCCATTGGCACCCGTTTGACCCCCTCCCGACGCCAGCGTGCTTTGATACAGCCAGCCGTCCTTGTTGGCCGGGTCGGTCGGCGAGATGTTGGGATTGTAGTACGTGTACGTTTCAGTTGAACCGTCCGGATGGGTCACCAGATTAACCTGGCCCCACTTGGGCAAATCGTTGCCGGTGTAGCGTTGGGCGTCGCTCTTGCGTTTACCATCGGCATTGATGCCACTTAGGTAATTCGCCACGTACACATAGGCGGTGACATCCGTCTGCGCATTGGAACCCGCCACCGGGTCGCTCCTGGTCACCGTCTGCGTCGTCACCAGTTCCGCGGCATTGAGCGCATACGCCGTGGAAAAGCTGCCCGCCACCGTCCCCAGGGATTGCGTGATGGTGATCGTGGCGCCAGGAGCAATGCTGCCGCTGCGCTGCCACTGGATGCCGTAGGAGGTCTGTCCGTCGGTCAGGCTTGCCACCTGATTCTCCGTGATCGTATTGATGCCGTCGTAGGTGTACGAGAATTGGTTGATCGCCGCCGGCTGGGTCGGATTCGTGGGATCGGACTTCAACAACGCGTACATCTGCCCATTGTCGCTGCCCGCCGCCGGCGTGCCGGAGACGTAGCTGGGCGTCAGGGTGATGGTGCCGGTGGAGGTATTACCGGCCGTGGCGCGGGTGGCGTAATCGATCGAGTGGATTTGCCCGTTGGCCCAATGCACCGCCACGTCATACTTGGGTTCGCTGATGGTTGACGGATCTTTCAATCCCACCAGGTTCGTCGTGCCACTGGTGAAAACGCCCACTTGCAGCCCCGACGTGTCCGTCACCTCCGACAAAGCCCCATTGCTGGTCGAATACCCGTTGCCGCCCAGCAGATGGATGGTCCCGTCGGCAAACTCCAGGGCGTAACCGGCTTGCCGCGGCACCGGAGCAATACCGGTAGCGTAGTTAAGATACCCCGCTTCCGATTCCTGGCTCAGGTCGCGCAGTACATAGGTGCGGGCGGAGTCGTCCCGCTGGCCATTGGGCCCGCCATCCAGCGGCACACCCAAATCCCCGAACTCGTTGTCGGCCGCATTCCATGGGAAGTCAAACACCACCGCGTTGCCGCCCGGCCGTGTCACCTGCACATGCTTCACGTGGTTAACGCCGTCGTCAATCAGAAGAATGGTATCGGCCCGTTCATTCAAGCTGAACGCATACGGCGTGCCGGCCGCGCTGACGTTGGGCCCCGCAAAAGCGGTACTCAACAACGGGCTGGTATTGGTATCGCTGCTGGATGCCGCAAACGCGCCCTGCGCCAGGTAGCCATGCACCGGCAACTGGCCATATGTATTGACATACAACGGCACATCCACCTGCGGCGCGTCCCGACCCACCTCAAAGCCCATCACCCCGCTATCGTTGCCGAAGGTTTCCATGTCCAGAGACGTTTTGACGATGCCATCCAGATTGCTGTCCGGCACCACATTGCGCGCGTCCATCTCCGTGGTTTGCAGGAGGGGGCTCATGGCACTGGTATCCCCAAAGATTGTCGTAATAGTTCTTCAAGGCGTTCTTCGGCTTCGGGATGCCGGATTGACTTCGAGCCTTTGGTCCCTTCTGGAACGAATCGGCCATCCTTCATATACAATGGCCGACGCACCTCCGTATAAGCTTTTCGCAGCCATGATTCGGCTTCCGAGCGTTTTCCCATTTCCTCAAGCATCCAGCCGTAGGTTGCCCAAGCGAAGGCATCCGATGGATTCAGCCCTGGATCTGCCAGCCGCCTATTTGGATTCTCCTTTACTCGCAACTCATAAAACTCGCGTGAGATATCAGAAAGACTGTGGAATCGTCTATACCAAGGCAAAACCCACGCCTCTAAGCGTGGCACAACGCGTTGCTCTAAGCGTTCTCGTAATTCCCATTCGTTGACGAACGGAAAGTCTTGACACGTTCCTCGATCGCTCTCTTCTCGAAACTGGCCCAAAAAATGACTTACCTCGAAGGTGCGATGTTCCCATTGATCAATGAACTTGCAGCGGTCATATAAACTCGGGATATGTATCCCCACAAGGACACGAAACTCCCTCTCGCCACGAAGAAGTCCAATCTCAATTCCATCCCAATATTGTTCGTGCTCGCGCATGAATTGTCCTTGCGCTTCTGGACGAAATCCCCATTTCGCAAGTGTCTTTTCCAGATAAGGATGGCACATTTTCCAGAACACATTTCTGTCCAGCATCATGGCCTCCATAGCGCGGGGTTGAATTCACGAATGAATCCTTCTTGAGGGCTAAATAATCGGAGATATTTCGCAGTCGTTGCCGCACTATTCCAGTTGGCGCTCACTGTAATATCCCAGCCCGAATAAACAACATCCCCGTTAATATCTGTGATCGCCGCGTCCAGCACTCCCGAACCAAGCGGTCGAGCACCACCGACAATATTAACACCACGCGCGGTACGCGCGAACTGTGGAATGGCTCGATATGCACTCCCCGCCTCTACCAATCGATTATTGAGCATTCTTACCGCGAGACGGAAATACCGGTCGGCGCGATCACCAATAGGCTTGTTTTCCATGCGCGTTAAGCCGTCTTCGATACCCTCCTCTACCGCATAATCCAAAGCTCGCTCGGCATAAATGTCGATACGGTTGCGCAAAGCCGTAAGGTCATTGAAGATCGTCGCACGCGGAATGAATTGTATAGCCAATGATGCCCCGTAGAACAATCCCGCCAAGGCCGCGCCTTGCAGCGCGCCGGAGAACGCGCCTTGGATCCCGCCATTGAGCGCACCATTCCAGCCGCCGTCCCAATAGCCTTCCACCGAACCTTGGATGCCTCCGGCAGTCGCCCCGCCGGCGGCACCGGCGAGCAGCGCTGTGCTTAAAGAAGTGCCGTAGGCCCCCAGCACCGCTCCGCCCACCGCTCCGCCAGCCCCCCCGGCCGCGCCGCCGATGGCCGTATCACCTGCTAGCCGCCAGCCCGTGTGCCCCTGGATATAGCCGCTGTCAAATCCGCCAACCAATCCGGCAGCCGTGCCGCCGGCAAGCAATGGAATCAATCCCAGCCCGCCCGTTGCAATGGCAACGGCCGCTCCGGCGGCCAACGGCGCGGCGAACAAGACGGTGCGATCATACAAAGACAGGTCGCCTGCGTTGTAGCCGTTGCCGTTGGCCTCCCCAGCCGGGTCTGGCTTGTTCATCACGCCATGCTGCGGATCATAAAGTTGGAAATCCCCAGTTAAATAGAAGCCCGCACGGGCGGCCACCGTATGATCGTCGGCGGTCATCTTTTCAAAGCGCATGCCGTGGAACAGGTAGTTCCATCCGTAGATGCTGTACGCCACCGCGTCACTTGAATTGGTGTCGCCATGCACCGGCTGGTCGGCCGTCCAATCCGCCTGCACCGCTGTCGGCTGGCCATCGGTGGTGTACAAGTACCGCTCAAGCAACTGCCAAGTCGTTCCGGATTGGCCCGAAAAGTGCGTATAGCCCACGATGGAGGTCACACTGCCGGCGGCATCGGTCAGGGCATATATACGGGAAACGGTGGTTCCGGGTTGATCGCGCAGCACAAGGCGGTTGCCGCTAGCCCCGGACCACACATATTGCGACACAACTGTGCCGCCTGAAGTCCGTTCTTCAATCACGTTGTTGCCACTGTAGAAAATCTGGGTGGTCGTTCCGTCCACCGTTTGGGTAATTTGCCGGCCCAGAGCGTCGTACACTTCCGCAGTGTTTACATAGGTGGTTGTTCCCGTGTTGCTGATACTGCTGGAACTGGTAAATACCACCCTGCCCCAAGCATTGTAAATCAAGCCAGCCGAGGAACCGGTGGCGCCCAGGTTCACCGTCGTGGCATAACCGCCCAAGGAATAGGTCTCGCTGGTCGATTCGCCGGAGATTGTGTAGGCGTTTCCGTAATTCGATCCGTAACGGTTGCCGTTGGAATCGACGGTCCAGGTCGATGACGAAGGCAACGGACTGGTCCCAGTGCTGCTGCCTGCAACGGTAAAGCTGGTCTGGCGGCCGGCGCTGTCGTAGCCGTAGGTCTCGGAGTCCGCGGTGTTATTCAGGTCATTGCGGGTCAGTACGTTACCGGCGTCATTGTAGGTATACGCAAATTGATCGAGGCTGGTTGTGACGCCTGAAATCGGCTGCGTCCAATTGATATTCTGCGCCTCTCCGAAGGAATTTATGGCGATTGCCTCGGTGATATTGGGCTGAGATAAGTAGCTGCCCATCAGCGTGTTTAGCCCTTGGTATGTATAGCTTTGCAGTGCCAGCGTGCCGGAAGTGGCGCTGTCGGAAAGGGAGGTGGGCCGGCCTGCAACCGCATCCGATCCGCTGTAGTTGTAGGTCAACACCCGCGGCGAGCCGCCGCTGATGCTCGGGTATGTCACGGACTGCAACAATGCCCCGGTGGCCAAAGAAGTGTAGCTGTAGCCTATCTCTAACGAGGTGGCGAGGGTCACCGCGCCGCTGTGCTCCTGATATTCCGTGGCCAACTGCCCCAAACCATTGTAAACATCCTTGACCTGATTCAACGGCGTGGTGGTCGATGCGCCCCAACTGCTGGCCAATACCACATGGCCCGAGACATCGTAGGCGTAGGTAAGCGAGGTAACGGTGCCATCGACCGCCGAGCCGCTGGGGATGGTCACGCTGTCGGAAATGTTTTCGCCTAAGGCGTTATACGCATAGCTATGCACCGTGCCATCGCGCTGGGTTGCAGTCAGCACGTCTCCGGCACTGTCATATGTAAACGCTTCGGTGGGTGGAGAGGCATCACCCGGCGCGGGATATTGAATCGAGGTCACACGCCCATTGTTGATGCCGCTGCTGCCTTCAATATAGGTCGTCAATTGATCTGTCCCAGCGGTAATGGTGTCGCCGGACTGTCCTGCGATTGATGTACCGGATGCTGGTGATTTGATTAGAATCGTCTTGACGTGATTGTTGGGCCAATAGGTGTAAATCGTGGTGTGATTGTGCTGGTCCGTCTTGGTCGCGCCGGAACCGTTGGAATCCTGCCGATAATCCTGAATGGTTTGAAGAACCTGGCCCGTGGGGCTATAGGAATATTTGGTGGCGTTGCCGCTGACATCCGTCGCCGTGTCCACCAAATTTGTATTGGCCACATAGGTTTCGCTGGTGAGCAACGCTGAAGTGCTGCTGGCCGTGGGCGGGCTGGCGGGCCGCGTGGTCATGGCGGTGCCGCTGCCATAGTTTACGGATTGGGTCAACTGATTCAAATCGTTGTAAAAGCTGCCAATGTAGCTGATCACTGCATCGGAAGCCGTCAGCGCGCCGGTAGCGGCTCCGGCATTGCTGCTGCGATCCTTGTTGATCGTGAAGATCACATTGTCGTTGGCGTCGTATTGGGTGTCCACTTCGTTGAGTACGTGGTCGGACGCCAAATCGGTGATATTGGATGAATCGTCGGCATTTGCCGTGGGCGCTCCGCCGTTGCCATCCGTGCTGTAGGTGGCCAGCACGTTGCCAAAGCCGTCGTATTTGGTTCTTGTCACCAATCCGCCGGGGGCTTTGCTGTAGATCACCTGCCCGAA